TCGCTCTTTTTTTCCAACTCAACCTCAATCGTCGCACGCGGGGTCTCGCTCATCCCGTCACCGCCTCTCTTGCCGCCTCTCTCGCAATCTCGGCAATCGTATCCTCCTAAAGATATAACCTGCGGAACGTGCTGCGGCATCGGCACGAATGGCACAAGGCCGTGTTTCTCGCAGCATGGCCTGCACCATTGCACCTCACCGGCCTTCGAGAATCCATCACCATAGGTACTACGTGTGTTCTGTTCCCTATAGCGGACTTCCACAAACCAGAACTGTTCGCCATCGGCCACTTGCTTATCACAGCAATCGCATATTCTCGTTACAGTTATCATCCCGTCACCGCCTTTCTGAACTCAGCCGCAACGTCACACCAACGCTCGCCGTCGGTCCAGATGACGTTGGTGACTGCGGTATCTTGAAGCAGAGGAATAGCCATATCCGCCGAGTAGTATTCCGCATCGCCAATTTTGTGAGGCTTGTCGGTCGGAGCGATCAGGATTCGGTCAAGCAGGTTGTCGTGGCCCACCACGTTCACCATCTGCTGACGCTGCCACGCCCACGACTGCTTCAGCACGTCCGAGCCACCACCCCACGCCACCGACGCATCCATAATCAGGTCGCCGGGGCGGTACATCCTTATCATCATGCAAAGAACCGCCGTGTGCAGATGCCGATTCGGAGACTGGTCATCGTCCTGCAAAATGCGGGGAAGGTTCCACCACGCTGTCATATCCGGCGGAAGCACCTGCAACGACTGACGCCACGCCGAATAGTCAATCGACTCGAATCGGCCCGACTTGAAAATTACTTCCATGTCGAACACGACGATCGGCGTCAACGTCGGCAACCATGCGGCGAGCGCAGTCCAGCCCTCAACGTCCCACATGGATTTCAAATGAGAATCAAGCGGACGGATGCCAGACATGAACGTGCAACCGTTCGGCATCAGGTCTGCAACATCAGCGTAAAGGTCGCCGTACAACTTCGCGTCGCCCGGCGGGTCGTAGCCCATCCACTGCGGCGACGATGACAAAATGAATTGATGGATACCCGCACGCCAGAAGTCCCAAACGCCGTCAAGGAACACCGACAGCATCGGCAAGCCGTCCAGGTCTTTGCGCGGGTCCGGCACTTCCATCCACGCGATATGTCTCGATAGGTCAGGCATTGGTTTTCTCCTGCTTCGCCAAATAGCAATCCCAACACATTCCGTTAAAGGTGTACTCGGTGCGGGCATCACACTCCACGCAATCCTCGCACTCGCAACTTCCTGAATACTCTCCGCAGGCATCGCAAGGCTGTTCGGCGGGGTCTCTCGCTATTCGCTGAGACTCCAGCCAACGGTCATAACTTGGCTCAGGCATCACGATTCCTTCCGTACTTATCCCAAATACACCACCGAAAGAATTCCTCATCCTTGCGGCACTTTTCCGCCAAGAGAGCATGAGCATCTCTCAAAAAATCCGCCCTGGCCGAGACATAACCAAACTTGTCACGTACAATCCACTGCTCGCAAAACTGAACAGACTCCCGCCTCTGCTGCTCCGCTTCATCCAGTTCCCTACGACGCGATTCCATTAGTTCATCCTGTTGGTGCTTCGTCGGCACATTGAATTGCGCAGTCACGCTTTCGTCCTTCTTCACCAAAAACAACCCATCCTCCTCGTCCTGCCATCGGTCCTGATTGAACCACGTCGAGGGGTGCGGTACAAACTGCCACTTGTCTGTGCCACGAAAAGGCTCCATCCTGCCAGCAAAGGCAACCACCTTTTCCATAAGAACGCTAAACGATTCTCTTTTGAGCGCCCTTTCAATTGCCCTTTTTGCTGCTGCCGTTCCAACCTTTCTTGGATAGGCTTGATAGAGTTCGTTGACTTTTTGGCTTTTGGTTTTTGCTGGCATGTCTTTTGCTATTTATATAATGCGCATACCTGCCCCGCGTGCCCTTGGTTCGTCCTATCCGTTTCCTAGTGTCTGCAATTGGTAGTAGTAAGTTATCTACTAGCAACGACTAACGAGCTGGAAGGCGAAAAAAAAGGTTCGCCTTTTTGTTTTTGCATCCACTGAGGTATCCGGTGAGGTTGTCACCTTTCCTGCGGCGGTAAAAGGGATCGCTCTCCGCAGGTGTAGTCGTGGCATCACACGTAACGGCACGTTCGACTACATTCAGCCTGGTCTCGGTCTGCACGTTGACAGTAAAAGGCGAACGCCTCGTGACCGAAGTTGGGCTAACGCATTCCGTTACGTTTTGGTTTTTCATCCTTACTGTCCCGCCTGTTCGCCTTATTGATTGAACCGCCAAGGAATCGAACCCTGGTACGCCTGCCGGTTCACAATTGCATTGTTCCGTCAAAGCAAATAATCTTCGATTGGCTTATCGCCCCTCTCTGAGTTGTGAAACTTGCAAGCCAATACGCAGTTCCTTACCGTGTACTTTCCGCCACGCGACCCAGGGACCAATCGGTCCACACTGACGACCGGCGAACATGGTGTTGGCCTCCGTGGCCCATAGAAGCATTGCCCTCCGAAATTTTCAGCCAGCCGAACAGCAAGTTCGGCCTTTCCGCCAGCCGATTTTCGGTAGTCCCTCCACGCCGCCAATAGTTGATCCATTGAAAACACGCCATATTTATTGGCGGCATGCAGGTATGAGTGAATTGAATCGGCCACAAGCTCCCGCTCTCGGTCGGTCTGTGGGTCAGCAGGAAGCCCGTTCCTACCGTCGCGTTTGAGGTGATATATCGCAGTGTAAATTGGAAGTTCATCGAACAGCATCGTGTTTCATCCAGGGCGGAAGCAATTCCTTGCTGGCAAACTTGACTCTCTCGCCGCATCGTGGACAGGTAACGGTTTTTCTACGAGAGAAAAACTTGGCCGTGCATCGCGGACACGCGCCGTACCACCGCTTAACAGTGTGCGTTGATTCTGTCGTACGCCATTTCCCAGTATCTTTCATTTAATTCGATGCCCTCGAAAAAACGCCCTTGCTTCAATGACGCTATACCCGTAGTTCCGCTTCCACAAAACGGGTCCAGAACCGTGTCGCCTGGGTCGGAAGCACAGCCGACTATCGCCTCGACCAACCGGAGCGGAAGTTGGGTAGGGAAGTCCGGGAGTCGCTCTGTGCATGTCCCCGTCAGCCGTGGAATCTCCCACACGTTGTCCCATATCTTCCCGCCGGACGCTGCACGCTTGTCGTTGTATTTAGTTTGACGGTCTGACGGCCTTGTGACTGGGTCGGCGTTGAACACGAACCGCTTAGGGTCTTTGACGCAGTAAAAGATATGACGAGAACAACGGTTAAAGTTGTTGGAGCAATTGACCCCGAAAGTTTCATACCATTTGATCCAGCTTCGGCGATGGACTCCGATTCGTCGCAGGATGATTCCGAAGTGGTCGGCGTACTCGTCTCCGATCATTACCCATAGGCTGCCATCGTCAGTGAGGACGCGAACGCACTCTTTAAGCCACAGCTCGACCCATTCCAGGTATCGTTCGCTGGATAGCTGGTCCTCCTCTGGCCCGCGTCCGTAATCAATACCAATGTTGTAAGGTGGGTCAGCAAATACGAGCCGACAAAATCCGTCCTCGATTTCGGCAAGCCCGGACATGACATCGCCGCAAAATATATTGACGTTATCGCTCGGCTCGGCTTCGGTCGCCTTGGCCTTTTCCGCTAACGCCTCCCGCTTCTCTGTCGCTTTGATTTCGTTGGCGACCTGCGATACTTTGCGTTCGCCACGTTCGACGGCTTGGATTTGCTCCGGCGTGCCTTTTTCTAGCACCACCTTGGCACGTTTCACGGAAGGTACGCTCACGTTCAATAGCTTCGCGGCTGTCGGTTGGGTTGTAGATGGATCAATTGATCTATCTGCCCGTTGCCCTTGCTGCATATTCGCCAGCCGTGCCGCTGCTATTGACCGCTGCGACTCGTTCAGGTGACGCCGCTCAAGGTTGTAATCAATCACAAACGCGACAGGGTTCTTGCCATCGTACTTTTGAAAGCGAGGCTCTACGTCAGCGACTTGGCACGCGAGATAACGATTCCGACCGTCGAGAATCTTTCCTTCGTACAGCCAGATGTCTTCTCTCAGGCCGTTTGCCTTTATAGATTCGACCAGCGAATCGAAACGATCGCCTGCAATCAGTGGGAAGATGTTTGCTAGGTCGTGAAACTCGTAAGCCTTTGCCATCATACCTCCCTGTACGTTGTTCATCCGTGCGCAAAAAAAGCGGACCCGGCTGGTATTCACGACAACGACAAGGGTATTGGCGTGTACCGGGTCCGCAGTTAAACGTGCGACTCAAAACCCTTATCAATCGTGAATACCATGCTGAAACTATGCGCCACGATCCGCCTCCTGTCAACCCGCCTCAAAATAACAGACCCTGTCCCTTCGGCCTCGGTTCAACTAGCCGGTATTCCCACAGCCCGCCGCCGGCGTTCCGGCGTTCAATCACATGCCCGCCGAACTTCTCTTTGCGCAGGTCACGTATCCTTGCCGATACGCCTGCCTCGGAGCCGCCTACGCGGTCAGCCAACCGGGACAGGGTGAACCACTCACCCGACCTCATAGCGTCGAACACGCGGCAAAGCTGGCCCTTGAGCCGCACGCCGTCGCGGGCCACGTCGTAGGTTTTACCGTCAAAGTTGTAGTCGCCGAAGTCAGGCATTGGATAGGCCCGTCGCTTGCCCAAAGAGAACGCTTCCTGCTTTGAGTATGGAGCGTAGGTATTTACTAGTCAGTTTTCTCTGCATCGGAGGCTTTCGCTTTACGGGCGATAGACTGGAAATTGGCAAGCGCGGAGTAGCCGTCCATCCCTTGCCCCTGTTGAGAAATATAAGACGCTGCCGTCTCCTTCCCGTTGATTGCGTCTTCGACTGCAATTATCTGCTTGCGCATCTCAATCAACTCCGGCAATCCTGTTGCCTCGTCGATGTATTGGGCAACAATCTCTGGCGTGCAACCGGAAATAATCGAGTCTGCGTAAAGGCGTTCAGCAGCCCGCATCGCTGCCTCGGTCGGCTCATTGGTCGATGACAATGTCACGGCAGGGCCTCCATGCCCTCGATGCAATCCGTTGCTTCCGCGACCACTATCTTCACGCCCGGCCTGGCCATGAACAGCTTCGCCGTCGTCATGTGCCAAATCGCTGCGTCGTTGCCGAAAAACCCCATCTTCTCCATCACGTCATTGATCTGCTTGGCGAGGTTGTCACAGTCGGGACGGGTATCCTTCGGCAACCAACCGCGTTCGCGGTCCTTCTTGCGGTGCTTCTTCAACCACCCGTAAATGAACGTGTATTGTGCCCGCAGTGGTCCCTCCAACGGCCATTCCGGCAAATAGGGGGCAAGCAAGGCGGAAAGAGCGGCCTCATTCTCTTTGACTGCCTTGGGTGTGAACCGACCAACGTAGCTGCTTCCGTCTCCACGCTTGACGATTCGGTTATTCTTCGTCTGCTTGGGGGCGACGATGTAGGGAATGAAAAAGTCCAGCTTACGCATCGCCTGCTCGCCTTTTCTTGGCCTTCTCTCGAAGACGACTACGGCAAGCCTGGCAGTTTATCCACTTGCTATCGCGGGCTTTCCCGCAACATGGGCATAGGCCGATGCTTCGACGCATACGCCTCACCTTGCCGGAATACTGAACCCTCTTCGCGGCACATATCCGGCAATTAGCACGCTCCCCCGCGTACTCGCCGCAGTTGATGCATACCATGCGCTCCCGCATGTTCCTGTATCGCTCGGCGTCAGTCATGTCTGTGGTCCTCGCAAACCCAACCGAACCCGTCGTTCATTACTCCCGGCTTCAAACACCACCGACCATCAGCTCGTGAAATGTAGCATCTGCTACATATCGGTGTTTCAGAAGGGGCATTCCTCGGAGTTTGCGGCTGGCTGGCTCGTGTTTTCCTGTGTCGGTTGCGGTACTTCTGCGGCAGGAAGTTTCTTGCCGGAGTTTCTGGCGACGTTTCCGGCGATGGCTCGAAAGGTGGCCCCGAGTCGGCCCTCGATCTCGTTCAAATCGCCGGGGCTGATCTTGCTGTACGTGCCTGAAAACTCGCTGGCGTACCGATTGAGCCACTTTACCTTTAGAATGTCTTCGCCGCCGTATTCTTCCGACTCAATGACTACGCTGACTTTCGGCCATTCAATTTCAGGGTTGTTGAAGTCATCTAACTTGCCGCTCCAACCGAGAACTTCGCACAGATTTTCAATAATTTTCTCGTTAGGACTTCCATCCTTCTTGGTGATGAAGTTGCTGGAAAAAATGCTCTGCTTGTACTCTGCCCACGGAATCCAAATCTTCTCTTCAGGGTCCAAAAACTCCGTTAGGTGCAGCCTTAAAGAAACGCTAACGGCATTCGTTTTCTGGCTCGGCAAGATTCCGGTCCCAATGATACGGGCCTTGTACCTTCCCGGCCTGTCGCAATCAGAGTATGGCATGTTACTTATTCTCCTTGAATAGTGCGTCCCAAAGGGTGGACGACCCCTCCTCGAACACGATAGGATTCCTGAGCGTTCGAGACTTCGCCCAGAAATGCGGCAACTCTTGTGCGTAAAGCGTCCGAGTCCCAGCCCCTACGGCCTTCCCGTCTTTTACGCTCTTGTCGTAATCAATAAATACCATGTGGTCGCACCAATTCTTTACCGCATCCCGTATCCGGCCCGTCTTGGGCGGCTGATACAAGTCCGGTTCGTACCGTAGAAAATCCTCCCCGGATGGGTTCGGCGCGTACGCCGTCGTAGAATGGCAGACAAGCACTACATGGCGACCAGCGGCCTTGTGGCGGTCCAGGTCCGACAACAGCAAGCGAAACGTCTCCAGAACGTGCTGATAGCCCTTGCCGAATCCGTACCCCTCAATCGACTTGACCAAATGACCCTTCTCATGCTTCACGGTGGCCAGTGTTTCCGCTTCTGCCAACCGTTGCGCTTCCGTTACGGTATCAATCACGACGGTCTGATACCCGGACCAAAGGGATGACTCTTGCAGAGCAGCCCTCAAGTCCTGCCACGACTCGATACCCTCGACCTGGTTCACGCCCTTCTTGCTCAAGTCCCTGTCCAGATTGACAAAAACCGGCGAGGGGGCCAGCGTTGCAAGACTCGTCTTGCCAATCCCGCCAGTCCCGTAAATCACAATTGCTTCGGCGCTCCGACCGGAAATCGGGGCAACTCGAAACTTCTTTTTGTTCTCGCCCGCCACCGGCGGATTATTCGGCTTCTTGGGTGGGGCCACAGGCGGGGGTGTCGGTGTCGGCATGATCGTCCTCCAATTCTGGATTCACGTTGTTCAATCGAATAAAGCCTTCGGGCAACTCACCCGATAGGTCTAATCCCTGCGTGCAAATCGGCAAGTACGCACAAGGGTACGGCGATTTGCAGGAATGTGAGTTCTTGAAATGATGTCCGTTGGTTTCGGCGTGCCGAATATCCTGGGCCACCTGCCAGATTTCCTCCCTCATCTCCGCAAGCTCAGATTCAAGCCTCGGAATCTCCATCCGTGCAAAGTAGAAGTCCGGCCTTGCCCTAATGTCGTCGTAAAGACGCCTTCCGTACTCGTCAGTCGATTCTACGTGCGTCTGTGCCTTCCAGCCCTTCGATGAATTGGAAGTCCGTACAGGCTCGCCATTCGCCTTGAATACCCGCTCCCCGCTCTCGTCCAAAACAATCGGACGGCCATCGTCATCCAAGTTCGGCACCTGCTTCGGTGAAATCGACGGCTTGCGAATCACGTCGTAGAAAACACCCTCAACATACCAGTCCGCTTCCCTCGACGCCAAAATATACCGTGTGATTTGTTCGTCCAGTCTGACCCGATCCCAATACTCGGAGCCTGGCGTTACGTCCTCGCTGCACGTCTTATGCTCCAAAAGAAGCAAGCGGCCATCCACCGAACAGATTCCGTCAATCTTCCCGGCGCTATAGTGGTTGCGGTTCGGGTGATTGGTCTCCGGGTTTCTGATAGATTGCCGGAAACGCAATTCAGACGCCACTATTTCAACGCTGGCGTCGTCACCCCATCGCCAAATCCACCCTTTCACAAGCTGGACGGCCTTTTCGCACTCCAAAAGCAAAAGCTCGTCCCGCTCCATCGACTGCGATGCGAAAAGCAACTTCTCATAGTTCTCTACAACGGCACCGATAGCCAAGGCCATGTCGTTCGTTTTCTTGAATACGTCCAGACCCTCATGTACCGCCCCGCCAAGCCTCAAAGCCTCTGACGGTTCCTTGCGGACGCCAAGAACGTACGCGAAGTAATGCTTGCGGCGGCAGGTCTTGAAACATTGCGCCCGCGAATTGGTAATCAGGTCACGACCGGCTGGAGCTGCTATCTCCGACATGCGAATAACTCAAAATAGGCGGACGGGCCGTGTCTGGAGGACCGACAAACCCGAAGGGATGTACGCGACCCGTCCGCGTTTTTTTGGTTTCGACAATAGTTTGCCTTACCTCCATGCTGGAAATATACACCACGGAGGCGCTGCGTCAAATAAATCAGGCGTCTTTTTTCACCCGCCAGCGATTGAAAACCAACTTTTCAACAAAGCCCTTTCTTCTCAGGCGGACAATGGCTTGTGATATAGATTTTGCGCTCACCGCAAACCCGCACCTTTTCATAA